GAAGCCCGCCTATCGGGAGCTGGAGGACTGGCTCAGCAACCCGCGCACGCTCGACGAGACTGGGATGGTTTCGCTTGAGGATTTCTACCAGTTCCGGCGCAGGCTACAAGGGATGCGGAACGCCCCAAACACTGATGATGAACTCCGAGCTTATTTGGGCACGCTGCTGCCGCGATTGGACCGCATGGTCATGCGCCGTCTGCGGCATCGAGACAACTCGCTGTACGAAGAATTGACCTCGTACAATGCTGGCTATTCCGAAACGATGGACAACTACGCGAAGTCCAGGCCGAGGACGATCGAGTCATCAACAGATGCGACTCGGCAGATGAAGGCCGATGTCGCAAACGCCTTGATCAACCCCCAGAGCTCGGCCTCGGAGTCCGCGTCCCTGCTCAGTACGGCCCGCCGGCTAGACACGCTCTCCGGCCTCTACGGTCCAAAAGCAGTCGCAGACCAGGTGCGGGTCGTAATGAATGACAACCCCGCGCGACTAGCAGAGGTCGAGGCCTCGATCCTGAATCGGATCATGGAGTCTGCTTCTGATCCGACCTCGACGGCTCGTCGGATAACCAAAGCGCAGGAGATGGTCGAGGGTCCGAGCTTCTCCGAGGACGAGGGCCGGATGATGGCGCTTTACAGGGAGCTGGCGGGCAGCGAGAAGGCCGACGCTATTCCCGACCTCTTGCGCGAAGCGCGTGCAGCACGCGCAGACCCGACCTTCGAGGCGGGGCAGGCGTGGACGACGAACAGCCAAAGTCTGGCGCGTATGCAGGCAGCAGAGAAGGCGATCGAGGGCGCGGAGGTCGCAGTGGATGCGGCATCTGGGTTGGGAGCCGCCACGATCTTCCGCCTGATCCGTTTTGGCATGGGCAAGTTCGACCCCGACCTCGACGAGCGCCGCGTCTCGGCTGCGTTCCAGACCGTATGGCAGAACCCGCCCGCGCTCCTTGAGTTGCTTCGCGCGCCGTCTCGTCAGGTCTACGAGGAGTGGCAGAACAAATTCCTGCCGCGCGCCGGCCGCACTACGGCTCGTGAAGGCTCGAGGGCTAACGCTCGAAGGAACAACAAGGACTAACCAATGGCAGATATTTCTGACTGGAGCGGAACAGCAAGCAACAACTCGGTCGCGTCCCCTGATGGCGCTGCGACAGGCTGGGTCGGTGCAGATGTTGGGCCGTGGGCGCGCGAGACGATGGCAGCTATCCAGCGTTGGTACAAAGACCCTAGCTGGGTCAATCCGACGAACGACATCTCTCCCGCCGGATTGAAGACCATCACTCGCCTCAATGATAAGTCAGTCCGCATCTCAGCCGCGAGCAACTTCAGCACCGCCGAGTTGACCCATTTCCCCAAAGGCAGACTGATCCGCTTGATCTTGACTGGCGGCTCGACAAAGATTTTCTGCATCGTAGATACAGCAACGCTGAACAACGGTGACATCGATTTGGTTGTGGCACTGCTGGGTCAAAACATCATCCCGAGTGGGACCACGTTCGCGAGCAATGGCCTTGAATTCTACGGGCCGCAGGAAAGCATCACCACGGCGAATGACTGGCAACCACTTGGAGCGACGGCGTGGTCTGGGGCAGGCACGACTTCGGAACGAAACGCTCGCTTCGGCACCGCCACTTTTTCCGAATTGCCCGCTGGAATTCTTTGGTTCAACACCTCGACGAACTTCATCGAAGCCCTGGGGCCAGACCATGACAACCCCGGATCGCAGCGTTGGCACAACATTGCGCCCTTCGACGCCAAGTGGTCAAGCGATGGTGCGTCTCTTCGCGTCGAGGCGACAACTGAGACAAATAACTCCAACGCAAGGCTCGACCTGATTACGCAGGATGGTGGTTCTGTTGCAGTGGTAGGCTTGTCGCGAAGGAAGCAGAACGATCCGACCGGCACCGAAAGTCTTGGGTTTTTGCAAGGAAGCTCATCCTACCTGATCGTGCACGCCCCCGGGATTTTGAACGCTGGCGATGTGGGCGGTCGCCTCGTGATGTATACGGGCGATCCAGCAGCCAGCAGCTTAAGCGGGAACATCTACTGGCAGCAAGGAACAGGCGTAGACGACGGCAATGGCGGCGTGAACACGACGTATGTGTTCAAGAACATGACGCCGGGCCTTGTCGATGCGGGCACGCTGAACAATCTAGATTCAGACACGATCATCAGCAGAGCGGTGAACATCGACAACTGGCACTGGCGGATGAGCGGAGCCGCACACCCTGCCGGCGACGGGACGACGACGGCGTCCTTCGTCCAACTCCAGGGCAACGGTGGGAATCGAGTCGAACTCGCGCGATTCGCTTTTCCCGAGGCACTGATCGATGAGCTTGGCATCGGCAACACTTACGATCTCCGCTTCGAGTTTGCGTTGAGCGGATTCTCTGGGGCTAACGGAAATACCAACCCAGCCAATCAGTCTTATACGAACGCCGCTGATCAGATTCAGATTTCGGCATACGCGGGGTCGAACTACGGTGATCCTGCTCAATCGATCAGCGGATTCCCGTCCACTGGTGGAACTCAGTTCAACAGATACACGAACGAGGCGGGTAACGGACTCGCCGACTGGTCTCTGAATAATGCCGATACGTCAATACGAGTGACGATCACCGCAAACACCGGAATTGCCTTGGCCGCGCAGACTTCAGGCCCGAGCAATACGTTCTATGTGCGGATCAACGCATCCGTCCCGGCACTTAATTCAATCCCCGCAATGCTTACCCGCGTCTCATTCACGCCCGTGAAGGGGACGAGATATGTCGCGGGCGACTTCCAATCAGACGCCCAATAAGGAGACTCTCATGACTGACCCGAAGACGACGATTGCTGGAATTCTGACCGTGGCCGCGGCTGTGTTTTCAGTCGTCGCCGCATTCCTTACCGGCGGAGATATCGCTTCAGCTATCACCACCTCGCTGGTTCCCGCCCTGGCTGGCATTGGGCTGATCGGCGCGAGCGACAGCGCGAGCTGACCATCGCGTGGAAGGCAACGGGACACAGCGCGAGCTCGGAGCGTTTTTTCAGCAGGTGCAGGAACTCAGGCACGACTACCGAAATCTACGCCAAGCGATCGACCTGATGGACGAGAATCAGCGGCGGTTGGAGCGGGAGTTGATGGAGTTGCGCGCCGAGCTACGCACGTTCCAAGCAAAGACGGCGACGCTTTGCGCCGTCTCGGTTGCAATCGTGACCGGGGCGGCGTGGGCGCTCGACTTCTGGGCGCGCCTATGACCTACTCATGGGGCGCTCGATCCCTAGACCATCGAGATCAGCTTCACCCTGACCTGGCGGATCTGTTCGACCGCGCGCTTGAGATGTCGCCTTTCGATCTGGCAATCACCGGCTCTCATCGAACCCAGGAAGAGCATGAGTCTCTTCCAGACGGTGCGACGCAGGTCTCGTGGGAGCAGAGCAAGCACTCCAGCATGCCGTCGCTCGCCGGCCATATCGACCCGTACCCGATCGACTACGCGGACCCGTATCGCTACTACGTTTTGGCCGGCGTGGTCTTTGCTGCCGCCCGAGACCTTTGCATGCTCGAGAGGGTCCGCTGGGGCGGAGACTGGGATCGAGACTTTCGGCTTGCGGAAGAGACGTTTCGCGATCTCGCGCACTGGGAGCTGACCGATGGCTGATGTTGTAGCGGTCCTCGCGCCGTGGGCCGCGGCCCTGGTCGGGTTCGTCATCCTGAACTGGGTGGCGGTTCATCAGATTCAAAAACGCTTTTTTGAAAAGATGGAGGAGCGAGGTGAACGTCTCACCCGTATGCAGAAAGCGATGCGCGCACTTCAAAACGCTCGCGCTGCTAGCCGTCGCGATCGTATCGACCGGATGCTGTAGCAGCCGAGCAGACGCGGTCCACAGCATCGCGGCTCCACCCAGGGCAAGTGAGTCGGTGAGGCGCGAGCTGCACGAGCTCGAAGGCACGAACGTGTGCGAGCCCACTCGTGACTTTCTGCTCGAAGAGGTCGCACCGTATTTCGAGTCGGTGAGAGCTGCCCTGGAGGATCGATGAGCGATCAGAACTCGGATTCCCCCCTGGTTTCGGAGATCCTCGGAGAAGTCGATGAGGGCATGTCGCTGAAGCTCTGGCTCGTGAAGAACCCCGATGCCAGCGCGGTCTTCTGGGAGGTCATGGAGAAGGGCTATGCAATCCCGCGTCGCAACGGGCAGCAGGTCAACTTCACCAGGCTGATCGAGGTGTGGCGCAGCCGATACCCGCACGCGCCTAAGCCGAGTTCTCACACGAAGCGGTGGGTCGATGCTCGGTTCAGGGACTGAAGCAGACGAGATCGTGAGCGAGGCCGAAGAGTTGGAGGCTTCCGAGTCCTCGGCTCGCGCCCGGCACCGTAACCGGCGAACGATCGCAGACCTCCGGTCAGAGATCCGCGAGTTGAATCGAGAGATCGACGCGCTCGAGGATTATGTCGCCACGCTCGAGGCATTGAAGCTCGACCCGCCGGACCCAAAGCGGCTACGGGTGCCGCCTCGCAGGAAGAAGGGCGGGAAGCGCCCAGGCGCGTTCGTCGCGCTCGCCTCCGACTGGCACACCTGTGAAGTCGTCACCGCCGCCCAGTCTGGCGGGAACGTCCACAACCAAGCGGTGGGCGAGGAGCGGGCGTGGAAGTGGGCGCGGTCACTCATCTCACTCGTTAAGCGCGAGCAGGTGGACTCCGACATCCAGAGCGTTGTGACATGGCTTGGCGGTGACTTCCTCGTCAACGATTCGCTCCACTACAAGTCCGAGCGCGCCTGCGAGTTGTCGCCGCCCGACGAGGCTCAGTTCATTCGTGACCTGCTGGCTCAGATCCTCACCTATCTGCGCGCCGAGCTCGACGTTCCGCTCGTCGTCCCGACCTCCTGGGGAAACCACGATCGGTCAACGCCGAAGATGGTGGCTGGTCACGCGGGCGACTACTCGCACATGCAGCCGGTCTATCGCGACCTCGCCGCGTGGTTCGCTTCCGATGACTCGATTCAGTTTCACGTTGCCCAGGCCGAGTTTCTCCCGCTCGACCTGCACGGCTACAAGATGCTGTTTCATCATGGTCACGCGATCCGATACGGTGGAGGGGTCGGGGGCCTCGCGGTCCCGTTCCTGCGTGCTGCTGGTCGCCTCCGCTCTGACTACGATTTCCGCACGCTCTGCATCGGCCACCATCACCAGCGCAACGTGTTTCAGGGCGGGCTCGGGATCGCAAACGGCTCGCTGGTCGGGCCGAACGGCTACAGCCGCGATCTCGGCCTGCCCTCCGAGCCCCCTGCCCAGGTGGCGTTCGCTGTCGATCTCGAGCGCCTTGAGGTCGCGAACGTCTACACGATCTGGGGTGATCAGTAATGCCGAAGGCTGCGAACCGATTCGAGCGAGCGGTCCAGGTGCTTCGCTGGCTCAAGAGCGAGTTTCCCCTGGCGCGCGTCAAGCGCATCGAGTGGCTAGACGATCTGCGCGACGAGGATGGAGAGCAGCTCTGCGGTCGAGTGGTCGAGCGGGGCGCAGACCTCGTGATACTGCTTTCGCGTAGGTCTTGCCCGACCGTCCAAAGCACGATCGAGACGCTGATCCACGAAGCCGCTCACGCGCACGCAGAGCTCTGGGATAAAGGGCTCGGCTTCTATCATGGAGACCAGTTCTGGATCCGCTACGGGCGCATGCAGGACGCATATGACCATCACGGCTGGAGCGACAGTCGGACATACAAGGGGCGCTGATGGGAACGAGCAGAGGGATCGAGGAGTTGTTTGAAGAGTTTCACCGTAGGAAGCGCGCAGCGTGGCGAGCTGGGCTCGCGGAGTACGGCCGGTCAGCGAACGAGCCGTTCCGAGGTGATGCCGCGCAAGAGGCGGCGGCGGAGGTCGTGGACTTCTCGAACTACGTCGATCAACTCGCGCTCGAAGGACGCATCTCTGAAGAAGAGCGCGGAGAGATTGAGGCGGACACGCTCTCGAAGTACGTCTGGCTCGATAGCGTTCAAGGCCGAACCAGTGCTTGACCCCAGCCTCGCTGGCTCTACCTGGGCAGGGCTCGCGCTGTTGGCGACGGGCTACGGGCTCAGGTTCTGGGGCATGGCTCATCTGCGTCGATCGGGGCTCACGAACCTCGTCGGCACCCGAGTCCCTCAGAATGGCTACTCAGTCACCGGGCCGTACAGATACCTGCGCCACCCGCTCTACTGGGGCAGCGCCATCTCGATCTGCGGGGTGGGCCTCGTCGCTTTCGGCTGGCCCGGACTCGCGCTCGTGTACCCCGCCGTCCCGTACTTCGTCGAGCGCGCGATGTATGAGTCCGAAGTCCGATCGCAGGTCGAAGCCAATGCCTGACCACACGGTCTACTGGCACCAGCCCGACTCCGCACTCGTGGACTCCTGGGAGTTCCAGTTCCAGCGGCTGGGCTCGAACGAGTGGGAGTGGGTGCTGAGCGTCAGCCCGGTCGATGGCTGCGAGTGCTTTGCGGCGACCATATCTGTGCCGGAAGACGCGCTGCTCGTGCGCTCGCGAAGCGTCAACGCAGACGGCGCGAGCGAGTGGTCGAACAGGCTCCCGATCTACTTGACCGAGCCGTCCTTCGGGTCGTCGATCGCGCTCTGCGTGCTGGCCTTGCTGCTCGCACGTTCGTGCCGCTCAATCTCCGCGTCGATGTCTTCCCTCATCTGAAGCATCGCTTCCAGGCACGCTCGCGCGATAGTCAAGGCTCGAGACTCTCGAGGTCGAGGCTTCAACTCAAGCTCCCATCGCGGTGGGATCGCAAACGGATCATCTTCCGTTGGGTTGATGCTGTAGATGAATTCGCGCAGGTCGTCGGTCGGCAATCGCGGTTCCTTTCTTGAAATAAGGGCGCGACCCGGTACATCCGAGCCGCGCCCTCCACCAGCAGTCTGTTCAAGACCCCCCTCGAACACCCCGTGCTCGGGCTGCTGGCATCTTCGCGATGCCTTCTACCTAGTGTCATCGCGTCGATTTATTTGTGTGCCCGTCGAATTTCCTTCGTGTACGGGTCGATCGTCCAATCTTCTATTGGAGGACATTCGCATTCGTATGCGTGCATGCTGTGCCTCTCGCACCAGAACGCATCGCACGCGCACTGTGTCCAGCAGGCTACCTCTCGCTCAACCGGGCGCTCAGCGTTCGCCACGCGAGTTCCGCGACCTGGGGGACGACTCCGTTCCCGAGACACCGCAGCCGATCTGCGCGGAACTCCATCCCAACGGTAGGCCCATCAGAGCTTCCACGAACTGAGGTGAAAGCTGGCGATGGACCGCCGGCTGCGAGGTATCGCTGCCATCCTGCGGCGTCATTCGGCCCTGGCGGCCACCCGATCCACCTGTTCGGATCTGATCGGTCAGGCTCGCCCCGGAGTGCGCTTTGCTTCCCGGCGCATTGCGCGATCCGCTCTGCTTCGCGTCGCCTGCCGTCGGCGTCGCCCAGTTCTTCGCCCACGTATCGAGGCTTGGCGTCCCTGCGGTGGGTCGCTTGTGCGCGACCTTCCCCTCGTTCTGGCTCGTCCCGTAAGGCGTCGCGCTCGGGGTCGGGTACTCGTTCCGCGAGTATGAAGAGCCGCTCACGGCGGTGCGGTGCGCCGACCTCTTCGGCCGTGAATACATCGTATTCGATCGAATCGAACCCGCACGAGGCCAAGTCCGCGAGGACGCGATCGAGCCCGCGCCGAACAAGTGCCCCGACGTTCTCCACGAAGACGAAACGGGGTCGTACTTCGCGAAGAATTCGCGCGTACTCGCTCCAGAGCCCGGACCTCTTACCAGCGAGCCCTGCTCCCGAGCCGGCGAGACTGATGTCCTGGCACGGGAAGCCGCCAGAGACGAGATCCACAACTCCACGCCACGGTCTGCCGTCGAAGGTGGACACGTCGTCCCAGATAGGAGCTGGAGCCAGGGCCTGTTCCGCCATCCGCGCCACGAGAGTGGCCGCAGCGTAGGCGTCCCGCTCGACGTGACAGATAGTTCTGTATCCGGGGATGGCTCGGTGCAGTCCGAGTTCGAGGCCGCCGATTCCGGCAAATAGAGCCAGCCCATTCACAGCGACCGCCGCGCTCGACGAATCAGCCGGATCAGCCCGTCATCAGCCGGGCTTTCGCTAGCAACTCTACAGTCTAAGTGCCTGGATTCGCTGAAAAGTGAGTGGTGCGGCGAAGAAGACTCGAACTTCTCCACCCATCGTGAAAGTGCTGCATTCAAGCGGTACACGCCCTCTCCTGCTTAGTTATCCTGAATCAGCCCGCTATCAGCCGCAATCAGCCGATCCATCAGCTTGTCGAGCTGTTCGTCGGACATGCCTACGCGCTGCGCCAGAGACCTTGCGATGCTCTGTGTGGCAGAAAGCTCCCCCTCGAGACGCTCGATGTAGGCGTCCTGTTCCTCGATAATGAGCCCCGGTGTCTGCGGATGGTCTTCGATTCTCACTTCTTCCTCGCTTTCCCGACGAGGTCGTCGAGCCGAGCGACGACGCCGCCGCGCCGCTCATCCTTCGCCTCGTCGTAGTGTTCGAGCATCGCGCTCCCCGTCCAGCGGTACTGCGCGACGATGTCCTCGATCGGGATTCCTGCGCCCCTGAGAGCGCCCACCTGCGTGTGCTTCATGGCCCGATATGGTGGCACCCAGGGCAGGCCGATCGCCTCGCTCGCGGCCATCCAGGCGTCTCTGATCGCGTCGTCCGAGATCACGCCCTCGGGAGCCTGCCGGTCGGGGTTCTGAAAGAGGGGGGCGTCCCGGTCGATGCTCACCCGGTTCTGGTCGATCAGGTCGCAGAGCCACTTAGGCAGCTCGTAGGTGCCGATCTCGCCGGTCTTCGTCGTGTCCCTGACCGCGCAGCCGCCCGAGCGGTTCGCCGCGCTCCGGCAGATCCGCAGGCGGGGCCGATCCCAGTCGCAGCCCAGAACGCCCCGCGCCTCGGTCGGGCGAGCTCCGGTATAAAACATCACCCAGAAGATCGGGGCGCGGTCTGCGGGTAGGGCGTCGATCGCACGCACGACCTCCGGCAGCGACAGCCTCGCCTCGGAATCCCGCCGCGTCCGGTTCCGCCTCTTCGCGGTCAGCGCGGTCGGCATGGTCGGCCAGTCGGGCTCAGGGAAGTCTACGCGGGTCGTCCGATACCACGCGATCACGGCGCGGAAGGCGGCGAAGGCGTTCCGGCCCTCGTGGTCGCTCGTGAGCCCGCGCCCGCCCTCGGACTTCGGGAGCTGGAACCACGCTTTCCACGCGCGGAGTGTGTCGGCGCGGGTCGCCTCCTGGATCGTGAGGCCCGCGAAAAACGGTCGAGAGCGCCCGAGCACCGCGCGGTAGGCTGCGATCGTGCGAGGCGAGAGAGGCCGATCTGTGCGCTCTGAGACGATTCTGGGAGCCGCCTCTAGGTAGCGGTCGATTACGTCGAGGGCGCGGTGAGTGCGGCTGCGCTGGCTCTTGAACTGCGCGACCGCGTCGGCGAGAGGGATCCTCCGAGAGTCGGTGCAGATGACGGCTCGGATCTCCTCCGCCTGCTCGCGGGTCTGGAACGGCCTGCCCCGCAGCGCCCACAGATACCGCGCGCTCCCCCGCAAGTGGGGGGAGAAATCAATCCGCCAGCCGTTGCGGAGAAATACGACTTTTCCGAGGTCGGGCACTTCGGCAGATTCCCCGATCCAGACTCGGGGCGCAATCTGGGGCGCGGAGGCGCTCACTCAGCCCCCCACGATCCGCGCTTGCGTGGCCTCAGCCTCGGTCGCACGGCGCTCCGCCGTCTGCGCGAACTTCGTCTGCTCGCTGATCAGAGAGTCGAGCAGGTGGCTCACAAGGCACACCAGAGCCTCGCGCGTCGCACCGTCGAGCGCGCCGTCATTCCGTTTCTTCGCGAACAGGCACGCGGCCTCGAACGCAGCCTCGATCTCTTCTGTGTTGACAGCAGGCAAGAGGGTCTCGAAGGCGCGAAGGGGAGGGGCGGGCTCGATGGCAACAAGTCGTACCCCTCCCCCCCGCGCGGTTGGGGGGTTAGAAGGGGATGTCGTCCTGGTCGCTCGGCGGCGGCGGCGCGTCCTGCAGGTGAGCAGGCTCGATCTGGACGGGAGTCGGAGGACGATCGGAGGCGGTCGCGTTCGGTCCGGGCGCGGAGACGTTGCCCGCGTGACCCGACTCGACCATCTGCTTGAAGTTGGCCGGCACCTCCTTGACCCTGATCCCCATCGTCATCGAGCCCGACGGCGTCTGGGTCGGCTCGGTGTAGAGCCACACCTGGAGTCCGATGCAGTGCTTCAACTCCGCGTGGTCGGCGTTGATCTTCTTCTGCTTCACGAGCATCTCTTCGATCCGGCGTGCGTTCGTCACGTTCGACAAGTACGGCTTGTCTGAAAACTGCGCGAAGGTGAACCCGGCCTTCCACTCGGACTTGCCGTTCTGGTCTTTGACCTCGTACTCGTCGGCGAACTGGATCGTGGTCGGGCCTTCCCAACCGTTCAGATCCTCGCTCTTGAGCCACTGCGAGTTTGCGGACGTGTATTTGCTGAGCATTCCCATTTCAGTCTCCGTTTCTGTTTTTGTTTCTGTTGCTTTCCATCGCGCACTCGTGCGCGTGAAATCAATGGATAAGAGAGCAGAGCGCCGCGGCTGCGAGCCCGAAGCCGACGACGGCCCCGACCACGCTCGCGAGCCAGCCGAGCGCCGCGACCAGGGCGGTCAGGTTCCGACCCGTGCGGCCGAACCGCTCGCTCTCGATGTTCATCAACACTGCCAAGTCGATGCCCTCTGCGGGGTCTACGATCCAACGCATCGGCTCGTCATCGAAGCGAAGGTCACTCACCGCGCACCGTCCCTTCCGCAAGAGTCCAGAGTTCCTCGTAGGCACTCTCTCCGCGCTTCAGCAGCCAGAGAGCGTCGTCTACGAGTTTCTGCGCGGAATGGAAGTCGTCTCGATCGAGTGCGCGCACTGCGTCGAGCAGGCAATGGAGCGCAGTGGTCTTAGAGCTTTTGATGCGCCGCTCGATATCGTCCTTCACGTTGATTCGTTCACCAATTTCAACCGCTGCGCTCATCTCGCACCTCCTCGGTCAGTTTCAAGAGCCAGTTCGCCGCGCCGTCGAGTAGAGCGGCGAAGTCGTAGTTCCCGCGCCGGATCTCGCGCGCAGCTCGCGCCTCAAGGTCAGCCGCGAAGTCTTCGGGGTCGCGTTCAGTCCACATCACGCAGCCCCCTCGTGAGCCGCGCTCCAATCGAGACCGATACCCGCGCAGTCCTCACACTCCGATCGCGCGTGATACGTCGGCGGCGTCTCGTCGGCGATCGATCCGTAGCCCTCGACCTCGACCTCGATCTCGCCCGCGCCCGCGCATGTCTCGCACCGAGCGGCCCTCAATGCGCGGAGCGCGGCTTCGATCGTGTCGCGATAGTCGCCGACCAGGCGGACCAGTGCGCGGTTGCGATCTTGAAGGCTATTGACCAGGCCGTCGCGTCGATTCAGTTCGGAGCGGAGTCGAGCGGACTCGCCCCAAGCGTGGTCGAGCGCAGCGCTCAGCCCTTCGACGATTGAGTTGCTCATGCTGCACCTCCATCCGTTGCGTATTCATCCATCCAGTGTTCCCAGAGCCGGGCACGCGCAGCAGCGTCCCAGACCGTCCCGGTCGCCGAGTAGATCGGGTTTCCCGGCTCGCCGTCCTCGTCGATCTCGTAGACGCCGAGCAGCATGACCTCCGACCCTTGCGGGTGGTCTTCGCTCTCGGTGATCAGCAGTTCGTGGTGGTCGGTCGAGTACCCGGCCGCGACGCACATGCCGCCGGTCTGTTGCAAGTCGATCGCGCTGCCGTCATCGCCACCAATCGTCACGGCTGCGTCGCAGACTCGCTGACAAAGCACTACATCCTCGCGCTCGCAGTAGACGGCGATGCCGCATGAGCCGCAGGTCGCGTTGCCCTGCGCGGGGTTCGAGAACCTCGCAGAGTCAATGATCGTCTTGGCCGACGAGTAGTGACCCGACTCGGCCTCCTTGTTGTTGCAGGGGATGCAGAGAAGCTCAGCCCAGGGCGTGAAGATTCCGGTGGGGGTCATGCTTCACCCCCTTCGCCGAAGCTCTCGCAGGCGTCGCAGATCGCACCGTGCCCGCAGCCGAAGCCGGTCGAGAGGTGGCAGGACGGGCAGTCGCCGAAGTCCTCGGACGCGCAGTTGTCGCACGCGCCGATCGCCATGCCGGTCTTGTAGACCCAATCCCAATCGACGGTGTCGAGGTCGTCGAACTTGCGGCTCATCGCGGCCGCGAGCGTCGTGGCCTGCGCCTTGTTCAGGTCGCAGCAGTCGAACGCCCAATCGTACTTCGTCGAAGGGTGTTCAGGGGCTTCGTACCAGACGCCGTAGATTCCGGGCTGGTACGGCGATGCGTGAAACGTCACGCTTGCGGTCGGTTGCTCGTTTGCCATCGAGTCCTCCTTGGTTGGAGAACTCAATATCGCCAAAACTGGCTATATGGTCAAGCCGTTTCTCGCGTCTTGTTCGCCAAAACCGGCGATTTCTTCTGGCTCGACTGCGCCGCTCGGGCGACAGCGACGACCGATTTCAGCGAGCTGGCGATCTGCTCTGCGTCGAGGCCCAGGCGGGCCGCGTTCTCGAGCTGATAGACGAGCGTCTCGAGCGAGCCGTCTGGAAACGCCTCTGCGAGCCGGCGCGCGGCCTCCGCGTAGTCCTCATCGACCTCAGAGCCTGTCAGCTCGTCGAAGAGGGCGCTGAAGCCGGGATAACGGCGCAGAGCTCTGACTTGCTCGTCTTTTACCGACGCCTGGCCGTCGCGGAGCCGCCGCAGGGTGCCGTTCGCGATGCCCGTGATCTGCGCTGCTTCAGACCAGCCGCGCCGCGGCACGAGTTGGCGCAACGCCTCGGCCGTTGCCTCGGCGGCGGTGAGTTGCCTGTCAGATGTGGGCGTCTTCACCCTCGCATTGTAGTCGAATTTGGCGAAACGGCGGCAATCGCAGTTTTTGATCTTGCGGATACGCCACTTCTGGCGTAAATCGGAAGGATGAGACTGCGTGACTACTTGGCGGCTCGAAACGAGTCGCAGGCGGCTTTCGCTGAACGAGCGGGCCTGGGGGCTCGAACGGTTTTCCGGGCCTTGAGTGGGGAACTCGTCGGCTCGCGTTCTGTTCGTCGGATCGTCGCTGCGACTCAATCTGCTCCTGCTCCTAACGGTGGGGTGGTGGACGTGGTCGATCTGATTCGTCTCGAAGACGACGCGACGTGATGCCGGACGACGGTGTCAGATCCGGTCACGGATTGGGGGGTGAAGTGAGGGGAGAGCAGAGCCTGCCGTTTCAGCGGCATTCAGAGACCTCGCGCGCAGCCGCGGAAGCGATGAGAGCCCAGGTGCCGCGACTGACGGGCGACCGGCAGCGGATCGTGAACGTGCTGCTGAGCGGCGGCAAGACCGACGCAGAGATCCAGGAGATCCTCGGCCTGCGCGGATCGACGCAGCGGCCCCGCCGGGTCGAACTGGTCGAAATGGGTGTCGTGATCGACACGGGCCTCCGTCGCGACAGATCCACGGTGTGGGGTCTGGCGTCGATGCAGGGGGGGCGGGATGCAGGCTGACGAAGCGTGGCCCGCCGTGGTCGAGGCGTTCGCACACTACGGAAAGAAGGTCGTGCCGAAGCTCCGAAGCGAGCGGCGGAAGCTCGTCGAGCAACTGCTCGTCGAGTTCGAGCCGGAGGAACTGGTCGCCGCGGTCCACGGGTACGTCCGTTACCACGAGGGTCTCGACCAGAAGGACGACTTCAATCCGCGGAAGTTCTTCAACCCTGAGTCCGTTTTCAGGCTCGGGAAGATGGAACAGCGGGTCGAGCTGGGCCTTGAGGGGCCGTGGTCGCGACCGTTGACGCACGAGGAGCAGGTCAAGGCACGCCAAGAGGCCGCGAGAGAGAGAGTCGCGCGGGCTCGGGAGGCTATGGAGGCGAAGCGTTTGCGCGCTCTCTGAGCGCATTCACGGGCGCGTGGCGAGCCGGCGGGCCGCGTGTTCGACATAGCCCTACTGCTGGCGGGTGGGTGGATAGCGTTCCAACCAGGGGCAGACCTGAGTCGAACTCGCAAGCAGGTCGGAGCGGGCGCGGGGCTACGTCGCGTCGGAAGCAGTGCGAGCAGTTGCGCCGGGAACGCCCCCTGCCGGAAACGAAGGGCTCTCCAATCCGAGCCTGGGGAGACTGTCCCGAGTTGATGCTTTTGCATCGCGGTGTCGGGATACGTCTCTCTTGGGATCCATCCGAGATACAGGGAAAGGGCAAAGCATGGCATTCGCGAAACAGGCCGCGATCGACCAGAGGGCACGCAGGCTGATGGGCCTGATCGACGAGCGTCTCGGCGGGGTGCCTTCGACCAACTGGTTCGCAGACGCGCGTGTTCGCGTCCTCGTGGCCCTTCTGGAGCAGATCGAGCTCGCGATCGACGAGGCGAAGGAGTTCCACTTTGAGTAGTGCGGAGTGTTCGACGGCCTGCGAGTGGGAAGACTCGAAGAGGCTCGACTGGCTCGACTCTGAGTGCGGCGAGTCGCTCCATCTGGTCGAGGTCGAGGGCGTCGAGGTCTGGGTGATCGACGGGTTCTCGATGGGTACGCGCAGTCTGCGCGAAGCGATCGATCGGGCGCGTGAATACGTCTGGGTCGATATGAAGGAGGAAGGTTGAATGGGAAAGCCTGTATGGCAAGAGCCGCTTGAGCAGCTCGCACACTTCGCGCTCGGGCTCGTCGCTCCGGCGCTCTGCGCGCTTCGGGAGTGGAATCAGTGGCCTCCAGGCGATGTGCATCACATCCTGGGCATGCCGTCGGGGAAGACCGAGTTCGCCCCCCTCGATCGCGTGCGCGACGCCTATCGCGATTTCACGGCCTACCTGATCGGCGCGCAGGTCGCGATCTGCGTCCTCGCCGGCCTGCTCGTCTGGAGGTGGTGATGGGTTACGTCCTCGACATCTTCGTGAAGGGCCTTCCTCGTCTCCAGGTTGCGGGCTCAGGGGGTGGTCACTGGCGCAGCCGGTACGCCGAGGCCAAGCGCTGGAAGGCTGCGGTCGCTCAGGCCGTCCTCGAGAATCACTACCTACCCGACGAGCCGCTCTCAAAGGCCCGAGTCACGTTCGAGCGGTATTCGAGCAAGGAGCCCGACGTGACGAACCTGTGCGCCTCGTTCAAGAGCGTCGAAGACGGGCTGGTCGAGGTGGGCGTGATCGAGGACGACAAGCCGAGCGTGATCGGGTCGCCGACATACAACTGGGTGAAGGTCAGCCCCAAGGATGGGCGGATCCGAATCCGAGTGGAGGAAGTCTGATGGGTCGCGAGTTTGTGATCGATCTCGACTGTTCGGAGGAGGAGTGGATGGACTTTCTTACGCGGTTCGACGAGACGGTGAATGGCGAGCCGGACGGTGAGCGTCGGGTGGGGATGGTTCAGGAGGCGGAGGACTGATGGGGCAGGTAGGCCAAGCGATCGTGAGGACCGCGACGCACGTCTGCGACCGGTGCGAAAGTCGGTGGGAGTCTTCTGTCTACCCGTGGTGGCGAGACCAGCCGGCCTGGCGCTACTGCGCGAGCTGCGCGGCGGAGCGTTGGCAGATCGAAGAGCGAGCGCGCGCGTGGGATCGACTGAAGGGCCGGGTTCCGAAGACGTTCTATCCAGCGGGCTGGCGTCATTGAGCGATTCCGAAGCCTCGAGGGAGGGAGTTTCAAAGGCTCTCGAGCGCGTGGGGCCGCTTAGACGGGTCAAGCGGGTCGAGGCCCTGGTCGAGGTTGCGGTCTGCCCCGCTCCAGGATGCTGGGCTGAGTTCAGGGCCTTTCGTAGCACTCAGGTCTTTTGCTCGAACGCCTGTAGGCAGCGCGCGTGGTCGCGGGGACATCGAAAGCGGGAATCGGGTGTCCCCGACGTGTAGACGCTTTTGCGTATATGCGGACGGGCGGGGACATCGAAAGTCGAAATCGGGTGTCCCCGCTCGATTTGCGTTCCGCGTGGAACCTAACGGCTAGGAGGCTTTGGCGTTAGGAAGGCTCATTCTCTTCGTGAGACCATCGGGGGGTGGGCTTGGGTAGACCTACCGTCTACAGCGAAGAGATCGCTGACGAGATCCTGCGACGCCTGGCTGACGGCGAATCGCTGACGCGGATCTGCTCTGAAGAGCGGATGCCTGCGCGCTCAACCGTCTATTTCTGGCGTTCTGGTCGCGCCGACGCGCCCCCGGAGTTTTCGGACAACTACGCGCAAGCTCGAGAAGCGCAGGCGGAGCGGTACTTCGACGAGGTTCTCGACCTCGCGGACGGCCTCGAAGGCGACCACGTCTCGGTCTCGAACGAGGTCACGAACGCTCGCCGGGTCCGCATCGACTCGCGCAAGTGGGTACTCGCTCGCATGAACCGGGCGAAGTACGGCGAGAAGAGCGCGCACGAGATCAGCGGTCCAGCCGGCGGCGAGCTTCGGTTCCGCTGGCGCGACACGCCCCCTGTCTCGAGTGGGGGCGACGACGATGCCTAGCGGCGGCATGCAGCAGTTCGTCGAGACCCTGCCGAACAGGTTCCTGGGCGCGCTTGCGTCGGTGGGCGCAGACGTTGCGACGGGCGCGTACTCGACGGTCGGCGCGATGAAGTACGGCGTCCCTGAGATCATGAAGCGCGTGCCCGAAGAGGGGTGGGGCGCAATCGGCTCCGGGCTCGACGCCGCGACGCGGATGATGCCGGGCGGGAACTACGTCGCCGATCTCCAGGCCGCTGCTTCCGACTACGCGACCTCTCAGGGTGTCAGCCCCGGCGCGCAGATGGCGCTGGGCTTTCTTTCCCCGAGCCTCAGCGACCTCGCGCGCGGAACGCAGGGCGCTGTCCGCCGGATGGCGAAGGGGCCAACGCTTCCCAAGGTTTATCGTGACGGGGTCGTAGACGCGAAGGGCAAGCCTCGGCCGATGCTCGCAGACGAGATCGATCCCTTCGGATTCCAGAAGGTGCAGCTCGACAAGCCGTTCGACGAGATCGGCGTCGATGTCCTGCCGACCGAGATACTGCCGCCTCGCCAGACGATCGACATCGCGGACCTCGAAGGGAAGGTCGCGTTCCCGCTCGTCGGAGATCGCAGCGCGCTGGGCGGGCTTGTGCAGCGCGTAGACGGCATCGACCTCGCGCGTCCGGTGTACCGCGAAGGCGGTCCTGACTTCATGCTCGGCCCGGCGTCGCAGAAGGATGGCTCGGTCTGGGCGTCTGGCGAGAACCGGATCACGACGCTCGCGAACAGGACGCGCGAGTTGCAAGACGAGTTCGACGCCGATGTCGTCGGCGCGTATTTCCCGCAGGCTCCCGAGGGCATTGACTACGCGAAGTTCACCGCGAACACGCTGGCAGGGATGCTTCCCGGCGCGCGAATTAAGCCGGGCGGGAGGAGCGCGTTCAACCGCGACATGCGGAAAGTCGATCGCAGCTTTCCAGGCGTCGGTTCAGAGCGACTGCAAGAGTGGCTCGACGGTGCGAGCGGGGATAGCCGCAAGGCGTTCGTGAAGCTGATGGAGGTGAAGGATCACCGCTACGCGGGGTTCCCGCAGCCTGGAGCGGCGCGCAAGGCGGTCACAGACCCTGCGCTGTACGGAGTCAACGTAGGCGACACGGGCTTCGCCTTCGCCCAGATGACAGACGACGTGATCCCTGCGTCTCGAGTAGCGGTGCCGCACTCGACATACGACACGCAGATCAAGGGCGAGTACCTCGGCGGTCTGGACTCTCTTGTGCCGCAGGAGTTGTTCTACCGCGACCACGTCAACAGCAAGCTCGCCGCTGGCAAAGACCCGTCGAACTATCGCGGGTACGAGATGGGCCTCCCGGCTCAGAAGATCGACGCTGAGCTTGTAGACACGATCAGCGCATTCCTCGAACGCAAACGGAGGGCGCAGCGGTAATGCCTGCCGGTGGCAACGTGCTGAGCAACCTCCGCGACGTGAAGAATGCGGGCCAGTGGGCGCTCCCGTACCTCGGGGCAGCAGTCGCTTCGGCCCCCGCCTACGCAATCGGTGCCGCGAAGTACGGTGTGCCGGAAATCGTCCGCGGCTACCAGCAGGGCGGGATCATGGGCGCGCTCGGCGGGCTGAATGAAGCGGCCCGTCGCGTCCCTTACATCGGCAACGCATCGGTCGATCTGATGGACGCAGCGACGCAGTACGCGGAAGAGCAGGGCGCTCCCGCTGCCGCGATGTTCGCGATCGACATGCTTGCGCCCGACCCGACTGGGAAGATCGGCGCGCTCGCAAGCGGTGCCGCTGCTGCCGCGAAGGGCCTGGGCGGTCTGAACCTCGCAGTGATTCCCGCGTTCGTCGGCTCGCCGCAGCGGTGGAGCATGAACCCTGAGCTCGGCCGGCTCACGACCCGTCTCGACAAGGCGTTTACGGGTGAGGGCGCGCAGGTCGAAGGCATCGGGAACTACAGCGCGGAGATTGAAGACACCGCTGCCAAGTATCGGGACCAGCGAGGCAAGACCAACGAGATCCGAGTCGGCGGCGAGATCGTGGATGTCGCGAACCGCTCGGGGCTTACTGACCAACAGATTGCGCTGCGCGGGCTGATGAATGAGATCGAGCGCGCCGACTACGACGTGGATGCAGGGGCTGACGTGTACCTGCGGCGCTTTGATAAAGACATCGAGTTCGCGGAGACGAGCAGTAGCTTCGACGGCAGAGAGGCTGAGCGCGCCAAGATCATCGAGCGGCTGAAGGCGCAGAAGCAGCACGCGATGGACGCGCTGGACGACGGTGTCGAGATCGAGCGCGGCAACGCGATCTACGGCGTCCTGCATGACGTGAACGAGGAAGACCTGCTCGACCTCGACCTCCCGCTCAGCCAGCAGCCTCCGGCTGTTCTAGAGAAGGTTCTCAAGGCGTTCCCGCAGTACGCAGACGGCGCGCCTCGCGGCCGGGTCGGGCAGCTCGGTGCCGATCACTACAACGCGAACTACTACCGCGCTGTCGATGTGAACGGCCAGGTCGTCGGGGACTATCCGACCCGCGCGGAGGCGGAAGAGGCGCTGGCCCGGACTGCGCCGACTCTTGATCAGCTTACCGGCCGCGATCTCGTCAAGGACACGCTAGGCAGACCGTCTCGAGTGGGCATGGAGAAGCTGCGAGACGCGGGCATTCCTGGGTCGCAATACCTCGATCAGCTCAGCCGTGGGAAGAAGGGCGTCCACGGGTCGCACAACTACGTCATGTTCAGCGACGACCTCACCTACGTCGATCCGAGCCGCACCGACCCCGACCTGATCGGCGACATGCCGGTGGGCGCGCCGTATCGCACGGTCGGGGGACCGACTCGCGTCTATCACTCGACTGACGCCGACTTCGACGCTTTCGACCCGCGCCGCTCGGAGATCGGGTTCCATTTTGCGGCGAGCCCGGAACTCGCGACAAACGCCGCGATCAAGGGCGGGCGACTGCCGAGCAACCTGACCTCGCGCGAGTACGACCTCGACACGAAGGGCTTCGTCGAGATCGCAGGTCAAGGGAATGGCTTCACGGCGTTCCGATTGATTGAGGATCTGGCGGACAGAGGATTCATCGACAACGACCGCTTCGGCGAACTGATGGATCGCTATGAAGCCATCGAAGACGAGCTTGCGACTGACCCTGAAGAGTTCGCGCTGGCGGTCAATCGGTTGATGAGAGACGCAGTGGAGCCGCTAGGCATCAAGGGTTTCTACTACGACAACCAGTTCGATTCGGGCTTGAACCTTCTCGGGACTGGCCAGGATGTCCAGCCGGGCCGGTCGTACATCGCTTTGACGCCAGACCAACCTGTTGCTGTGGAACCCGCGCCCTCGACCTCCAGCCTCTTTATCCCTCGAGACAACGCGCAGATCGAAACGCTGGCCGGCGCTCCGCAGCCCGCGCTTCCGCGGATCGCGACGCACTTCTCGGGCACTGGCACAGTCGAGGGCGCTATCGGGCCGCATGAAAGCATCTCTGCCGTCGAGTACGACGCCGGCATCGTGGGCAACTACAACGAGGCTCACGGGACGAACTACGAGCCCAGGAGCGTGTTCGATGTCGATCCGAGCGAAGTCGAAGGCGCAGACCTCTACCACGCCTCGCCGGTATGTAAGAACCTGAGCTGCGCGAAGAGGGGTCGCGAGATCGACACCTTCGACCAGAAGAGCGCCGACAAGGTGGTCGAGGTCATCTCTGCCGCGAAGCCGCCGGCGGTCACGATCGAGAACGTCCCGGGCTACGAGAAGACCGTCCTCTTCGACGAGATCCTCGATGCTTTGGACAACGAAGGCTACGCGGTCGATGTCCAGATCGTGAACCCGGCCGACTACGGCGGAGCTCAGCATCGGCCTCGGCTTCTGATTCGGGCCAGCCTGGACGGGCCTCTGCCTGCTCTGCCGGAGAAGTCCGGCCCCTCCGACTGGTATGCGCTCGTCGAAGACCTGATCGACGACGCACCCGACATGCCGTTCAAGGGCCGGGGTGGGAATGAGAGTTGGGAGGTGCGCCGGCTCCGCAAGGACATCGACGACGGCCTCCTGGACCCGAGCCAGCCCATCATCACGATGGGCGGTTCCGCGAGCAAGGGCCGCGCCTATGCAGCCAATGCCGGCGGGGCAGCGCCGACGCTCACCTCTACAGCCGCCAGCGTTCCGCGAATCATGATGCCGGACGGGCGCGTGAAGCGGGTCACGGGGCGGATGATGGCTCGGCTGATGGGCCTGCCGGACAGCTTCAAGATCCCCGACAACTGGGGCCAGGCGAAGAAGGTGCTGGGCAACGGGATCCACGGGGAGATGACTCGCAAGTTCATTCAGCCGATGGCCGAGGCCGGTCGTCGAGCGAGCCGGGGAGAGTGATGGCGATCGAATACCGGGGCGAGAAGTTTGCGGGATACAACAAGCCCAAGCGAACGAGCAGTCACCCGACGAAGAGCCACGCGGTACTCGCGAAGGAAGGCGACAAGGTCAAGCTGATCCGCTTCGGCCAGCAAGGTGTCAGCGGCGCGGGCAAGCCGAAGAAGGGCGAGTCCGAGGCGACAAAGAATCGACGCGCGAGCTTCAAGGCGAGGCACAAGCGGAACATCGACAAGGGGAAGATGTCCGCCGCCTACTGGGCGGACAAGACCAAGTGGTAGGAGATGTCATGGACTACAGCAGTAAGGTGAACGGGGGCTCGAAGCCTTTCACTCCCCCGACCGAGAAGATGCCGAAGAAGAGCGCGGGCGCTCCGCAGACGTGCCCTCCCTTCACTCCTCCCCCGTCGAAGATGCCGAAGCGGTCTCGATAGCCGTGTTCAACGTACTCGAGATCGACGCGATGCTTCGAGAAGACCTGCGACACGGCGAGCAGGTTCTTGTGTGGGAGCGGTCCAAGAAGCGAGCGTTGGCTGAAGACGATGGAGTCCAGGAGCCCATCGAGTTGGAGGCGTTCACCTTTTGAGCGCAGCATTCCAGGACATAGAGATTCCGTACTGCCCGCGCGAACAGCAGCGGGAGGTGCATGATCTCGTGTCGAACCATCGGTTCGGCGTGATCGTCGCCCATCGCCGATGGGGCAAGAGCGTCTGCTTTGCGAACGAGTTGATCAGGAAGTGCCTCTCGACCGAGAAGCCGGACTACCGTGCCGCGTTCATCGCCCCGACCTACCAGCAGGCGAAGGCGGTCCTCTGGGACGAGCTGAAGCGATACCTCGCGGTCATGCCGCGCGGCGTGTTCACGGTGAACGAGTCCGAGCTGCGGATGGACTTCATGAACGGGGCTCGGATCCGCCTCTTCGGCGCGGACAACCCGGATCGCCTGCGTGGTCTCTACTTCGACGACGTGGTGGCCGACGAGATGGACACGACGAAGCTGGAGCTGTTCACCGAGATCATCCGGCCCGCGATCTCTGACCGGAAGGGCAACTTCTACGCGATCGGAACCTTCAAATACAGCAACGGCGCGCTCGGGCAGCTCTACGACATGGCGGAACAGGACGGCTGGTTCCGGCGAATCTACCCGGTGAGTTCGTCGCAGTCGCTCGACCCGGCCGAGGTCGAAGACGCGAAGAAGGTCATGAGCCGGGAGGAGTTCGCGCGCGAGTATGAATGCGTGCGGGTATCGGCGGTCAAGAACTCGATCCTCGGTCGATACATTGACGAGGCGGACGAAGAGGACCGCATCACGTCTGTGCCCTACGACCCGTCTCTGCCGGTGACCACGGCCTGGGATCTCGGGGTGGGCGACTCGACCACGATCTGGTTCTGCCAGCAGGTCGGGCGCGGCGAGGTGCGCCTGATCGACTACTACGAGGCGAGCGGCGAAGGGCTCCCGCACTACGCCCAGGTGCTGAAAGACAAGGGCTACACCTACGGCGAGCATATTGCGCCCCACGACATCGGCGTGCGCGAGCTCGGCACAGGGAAGAGCCGCTTCGAGGTTGCAGCGGGGTTCGGAATCAATTTCCGAGTCCTCCCACGGGTCTCCCAGTCCACCCGTTCGGAGATCGACGAGCGAATCGAAGCAAGCCGCATGCTGCTCCCCCGCTGCTACTTCGATCGAGAGAAGACGGCCGCGGGGGTCGAGGCTCTTCGCTCGTGGCATCGAGACACGTCGCCGACCGGTGAGTTGAAGCACCAGCCCGTCCACGACTGGGCGTCCCACGGCGCTGATGCCTTCGGGTATCTCGCAATGGGCATCCGAGAGTTGGTCAACGTCGAGCGGCCTCGACCGCAACCCAGAAGGCGGGCCTGATGGACGAAGTGATGGAAGAGCAGCCTGCATACGATCAGAACCAGATGCTCTCGGTCTGCCGCAAGGAGATCGACAGTTCGCTGGGGTGGACCGGGACGCGCCTGACGAGGGCGCGGCAGCGGAACCTGAACGAGTGGTTCGGCAACCGACGCGGCGACGAGGTCGAGGGTCGATCACAGGCGTCGAGCCGGATCGTGTTCGAGCAGGTAGAGCAGATCCTCCCCGGACTGCTTGAAGTCTTCGTCTCGTCCAACGAGGTCTGCACCTTCGTGCCGCAGGGGCCGGAAGATGAGCCCAGCGCGCGTGCAGCGACCCAAGCGTGCAACCACGTCTTCAGGAAGAACAACGGTCTCGAGATCCTCATGACGATGTTCCGCGACGCGCTGATCCAGCGAAACGGCATCGTGAAGGTCTACTGGGACGAGGGTCAGGAGGGCTACTTCGAGACCTACGAGGGGAAGCGACTCGACGAGGTCGCGATGCTCGCCCAGGACAAGCACTTCGAGTTCCGCGAGAGCGTGCCGGTCGTCATGGACGAGGCCGGCGATCTGGTCGAACTGGACGAGCAAGAGATCGACCTCTCGACGCTCGATCTCAACTCTGTGCTGTTTACGATCAAGGGCGTCCGCCGGCCCGATGATGGACGGGTGCGGATCGAGAACGTCGCGCCCGAGGACTTCCTGATCAACCGCGACGCGAAGGGTATCGAAGACCCCTCGGCTCGGTTTCTAGCGCAGCGCATCCGCACGACGGTGTCGCAGCTCATCGCTTCAGGCATCGACCCTGAGCTCGCCAACAGCATCCCGACCACGCAGCCGAGCTCTACGACTGACACGTCGCAGATCCTCCGCTCTTCGCAGCAGGACGGGATCGATAGCGGCTTCGCAGACCGCACCGACTCAGAGCGCAGCGTCCTCGTGACCGAGTGCTACGTCCTGATCGACACGGATGACGACGGCATCTCCGAGTGGTGGCGCGTCCTGGTCGCGGGAGAGTACGCGCAGAAGTTCATCTCTGCGGATCCCGTGGACGGTCACCCCTTCGCCAGCGTCACCCCGATCCCTGTCCCGCACCGCTTCTACGGTCTCAGCCTCGCGGACGCGGTGACCGACATCGAGAACATCCAGACCACGCTCTGGCGTCAGTATCTCGATTCGCTCTACCTCTCGACCGATCCCCGCATGGTCGTGCTTTCTCAGGGCGTGGGCGACACGGCGATGCCGCTGGTCAACCTGAACCAGCTCATCGATGCCACGCCGGGCTCCTATGTCGAGGAGTACGCCCCAGGTGCCCTTCGTCCCCTCGAAATGAAGACGAACGCGGCGGACATCCTGCCGGCGCTCTCGCTCCACAGGGAGATGCTGCAGTCGCGCACCGGGGTGACGCCGGAAGGGCAGGGCATCGACCCGAGTTCGATCAACAAGACCGCGTACGGTGTGATGGTGCAGCAGAGCGCAGCCGCTCAGCGTGCCACCCTGATCGCTCGCGTCTTTGCGGACACGGGCGTCAAGCGGATCTTCAAGCTGATCTACAAGGAGTTGCTCCAGCACGGCTCCGAGATGCAACTGTACGCGGGCGGCGAGTGGGTGCCCATCAACCCCGGCGACTGGGCCACGAACATGGATGCCCAGATCGCGGTCGGCCTCGGGCACGGCACCCGGATGGAGAAGGTGAACAACCTCCAGACGCTGGCGGCGGTTCAAGAGAAGCTCCTGGCCTCGGGCATGAGCAACATGGTCACGCAGCAGAACCTGTTCGCGACCGCGTCTGCGATGGTCGAGGCCCTGGGCTTCAAGGAGCCCGAGCAGTTCATCACCGACCCCTCGATGAATCCGCCCCCTCCGCCGCAGCCAGACCCGGCGGACCTCGCGGTTCAGGCCCAGCAGCAGATCGAGAGCATGAAGCTTGAGATCGATCGTCAGCGGCTTGAGCTTGAACGATTCAAGGCGATGGCGGACCTGAAGGTCAAGGAACTCGACCACGAGATTGAGGTCGAGAAGCTGAACCTGCAGGGCGCGAGCGCAAACATGGACGACCCGTGGTCGATCTTCGATTCGATGGAGGGCGGCGACTCTGCCGCGCTCATCTCCGCGGTCGATCAGGCCATGCTTTCAGTCATGGGTCAGGGCGGAGGTGAGAACCTTCAATGAGCCCCAAGACCCGTCACGAGTTGAACCAGGACGTGGAGCGCGCAGCCCAGGCGAAGCAGATCCTCAACTCGCCCATCTTCGAGGCCGCGCTGTCCTACGTCGAGTCGAGCGCGCTGCAACTCTGCCGTACCGCCCAGAACGCCGAGGATGCTTTCAGAGGGACGCTCCGCGCTCAGGCTGCACAGTCACTCAGGACGATCATGCACGCCTTCCTGGCGAACGGAGAGAGCGCAGCACGCGAGATAGCCGAGATGGCTCGGGTGCGGCGAGAAGAGATCGAGGCCGACGAGGCCCACGCGAACTATCTGAATGCAGCACGGGAGGCTCGGTCGCGTGACCAGTCTGCCACTGCATCACCGGAGAGAACGTAGTGGCAGAAGCACCCCTGACCGAAAACACGGCGCGACATAACGATCCGGGCATGGACGCCCTGATCCGGCACTTTGAGGGCGGTCCGCAGCAGCCCGCAGAGGCAGAGCCGCAGGTAGCGGAGGATCCGCTTGCGCTTGAGGCAGTTGTCCCCGAGGACGAGGCCCAGGAGTGGCAGGAGAAGGCTGCTCAGGAAGCGGAGGCCCAGTTCGACGAAGACCCGATGGTTCCGGTCAACGTGGCCGGCGTGGAGCAGGAGGTTCCGCTCTCTGAGCTGATCCGGGGCTACTCGAGAGAGGCCGACTACACGCGCAAGACGCAGTCGCTGGCAGAAGAGCGGAAGGCGGTCGAGCAGGAGCGGTCCCAGTTGATGCTGGCCTCTCGTGAGGCGGTCGAGCGTTCCGCTCAACTGGCCGCTCAGCTTCAGCAGGAGCTCCAGGCGAACCAGCCCGACGCGAACAGGCTGGCGCGTCTTCGGATCGAGAATCCGGGCGAGTACGCGGCCCAGATGGAAGACATGCGACGCAAGCAGGCTCTGCTCCAGCAGGCCCAGGCGCAGCAGCAGCACTACCAGATGCAGCAGCAGCAGCAGCGCGTCGGATACGAGCGTTCGATGCTCGCAGAGAAGGAGCCCGCGTTCGCGAGCGACTTCGATCGCACCTACGCCGAACTCGGCAAGTGGGTAACGGATCCGAACGGGGGCGGTGTCTCCGTTGAGGAATGGAACAGTGAGTTCGATCACAGGCGCATCCTGATCGCGTATCGCGCAATGCAGAACGATCAGCACCGTGCGACTGCACGAGAGAACGAGACCACTGTCCGCAAGAAGGTGGCGAACCTTCCGCGTCTTCGCTCCGGCTCTCCGCAAGAGGCCGGACACAGCGAGCGCGAGCAGTACGCCGCCGCAGTCAACCAAATGCGCGAGAGCGGCACGACGAGGGACATCGCACGAGCCCTTCAGGCCCGCTCCGCACTGAACAAGGCGAGGAGGTGATCCAGCATGGCGATCACGACTACTTACGACACGGCCACGATGGCCGGTCAGCGAGAAGACCTTCAGGACTTCATCTACAATATCTCTCCGACCGATACGCCTCTGCTGACGGCGGCTGAGTGGACGACGGCCACGGCCACCATCCACCAGTGGACCGAGGACGAGCTCGCGAACCGAACCGACAACGCAGCGGAAGAGGGGGCCGATCAGGTCACCACGACCGCGGTCAGCTCGGGCACGCAGCTCTCGAACAACACCCAGATCAGTCGCAAGGACTACGGGGTGTCGGGGACGGCCGAGGTCGTGACCAAGGCTGGACGCGATTCGGAGATCGCCTACGGACGCGCGAAGGCGATGCGCGAGATCAAGCGTGACATCGACTTCATCCTCGCTGGTGGCCCCGGCGTCGGTCCGACGACGTTCAAGAGCCACGTCAAGGCGACCGGCACGGCCTCGACGGCCCCGCGAACGGCTCCGATGCCGTCCTGGGTGAGCAATGCCAACCGCGGCACGGGCGGCACTGCGCCGACCGCGTTCGCTGGCGAGCACACCGATGGCCTCGCGACGAATGCCAACCGGCGTGCGTTCACCCAGGGCCTGCTCGACTCGCTGCTCGAGGATATGTGGGTGGACGGTGCGAACCCGTCGCTGCTCGTCATGGGCGCGAAGGCTCGCTCCGACTTCGCCACCTTCGACGGCGTGGGCAACACGACGGCCGCGACCAGCACGATGCGAACGGATCGCGCGTCGAAGACGGTGTACGGCACCGTGGACGTGTACGTCTCGTCCTTCGGTTACACGCTGAGCGCGGTCAACTCGCGGAACCTCCGAGCCTTCGGTTCGACGACGGCGACCGAGGGCACTGCGCGCGACGTGTGGGCGATCGACCCGGAACACCTGAAGGTGGCGTGGCTCCGACCGTTCGAGGTTCAGGAGTTCGCGAAGACGGGCGACCGGATCACCGAGGCCGTCCTCGCCGAGTACGCGCTCTGCGTGACCAACACGAAGGCGCACGGCCTGGTCGCTGACCTCAACTAGCGGCGTCTGGGATAAGAGAGGAGTGGCTCCGCCGCCTGCGTGGTGGCCTTCGGCGGGGCTGCTCCTCTCGACCAGGAGAGATGTGAATGGCAGGCAATAAGCGCACGAAGGTGTTTGACCTGGGACTGGTGCCGGTGACGGTCCCGTCGAGCGAGATCGACATGCGCGGGTTCACGCACGCGACGGTCTTCATCAAGGCACCATCCAACCTGTCTGCAACCGCAAACCTGATTGTCCGCGTCGAGTTCAACCCTGCCCCCATCGGCGAGGTTGGAAACTGGTACGAGTTGTTCTCGCCCTTGAGTCTTTCGCAGAGCTACAACCTGAGCGCGAATCCTCTGGTGCTAAGCGCCAAAGACGCAGCCGGAAATCTCTACGCAGAGAACCGCGCCTACCCGATCATGCCGATGGACTATCTCGGCTTTGCGTCCGCTTACGAGACCTCTTCGGGCGAATACGTCTTGCCGCATCGGATGAGACTGATCCCAAACAACTACGGGATGGAGTTGAAGGTCATGGCCGCAAGAGAGGTCGGGTGATGGCAAGGCGCAAGACGATCGACATGGGAGATCAAGCGCAGGGCGCGGTCAAGTTGATCGACGCTGGCGAGTTCTCTGATGGACATGTGTTTATAGAGCGGGACGGAACCGTTTTCTCTGGATTCAAGTTCTACGCGAACCCGACTAGCGTCGATGGACCCGTCTACCAGCTTTTCAACGGCCTTTCGGTAGAACCCGACGATTCCTATTTGGCTGCGTCGTACTCGGACTACGAACCGGTCCAGACTTTCCACGCGAATCAAGGGGCATATGACGCTGGACTTGAGTTTGCGGTCGAGCTTCCGTTTTCTCGAGTGAATGGCTCAAACGCTACGTCCGGCACAGGCGGCTTGGAAGGAAGCGCGTTTACCAACATCTACAAACAAGACTCCAAGCTCCCCAGATACTTTGGCATCCAGTCCGTCCATGGGCCTGTAAGGATGACCTATGAGCTGCATCAGCAGCGGAGGATCAAGAGGTGAAGACTAGACACGCTGTATACAGCCTCGGGGATCTCGCTGCGAATTCGTACTCGAACGAGGTGGATCTCGGGACATTCTCGCACGCTTGGATCTACTTCAGGCTCGGTTCGGACAATACGAACACCATCCGAGTGCAGGCCGCTCCTGAAGAGATCGGAGAGACGCCTACCTGGTACACGTTCGGCAAGGACGCAAACTTCTCAAATCCAAATGCACGAGTATGCGCGCCGCTCCCGCTCGGCGTTGGGACCGACTATCTCGTTCCCGCACGCTTGCGCGTCTGGGCTCAGAACCCGATCACCGATCTTTACATCGAAGGCATCAGGGATCTCCCGTGAAGAGGAAAGCAACCCAAAGCCTCGGCGTGGTCTCTTCGGCAAGCGTCCCCGTGAACATTGACCAGTTCGATACTGCTCTGGCGTTTCTTCGTAACACGGGGGCGACGACTGCGACGTATCACTTCGAGGCAGGATACGAGCGCGACGGTACGCAGCACTGGTCTCGACTTAGCAACTTCGCGCACTCGCTACCCGGTAGCGCCACGGATGTGGTTCCGATCGGAACCTCATACGACTTGACGAGTAATTACATCGCGTTCCCGATGAAATTCACGCCAGGCAGGGTCCGGCTTGTGAAAGACAGCGGGCCGGACATCGAGTTTTCTGTCGTCGCGTTGAGGTTGAGCGTATGAGCGCATGGCTACCCCTGTCGGACGGGAACCCGTTCTCGACGAAGATGAAGGTTCACACGAACGGCACGTTCACGATCAAGAACGAGCAAGAGAACATGAATGAGATCCTCGAGGTCAATCGAGCTCTGCTCAATCACGACAAGCGAACCACGTCTCTGTGGGGCGACCGGACGCACGTCCACGTCGCGCGCATTCCCGAGGAACTGATCGTGAAGTGGTACGTCGAAGAGGGAATCAATTTCTATCGCTGCAACGATGAAGACCGAGCGCGTCTTCTCGCGAAGCTGAATGACGCTGACTACTCGAAGCTCAGGGTCGCAGGAGGAAGAATCTGATGGCAATTTCGAGCTACTCCGAGCTGCAGGGTGCAGTCAACGACTACCTCGTCTTCACCGACATCGGTGCGGTGTTCGACACCTTCCTGGGGATGGCCGAGGCGCGGCTGAACCGCGAGATTCGTACTCGCGAGTTGGAGTCGGTTTCGACCTTCAACACTCAGACCGCTCAGGAGATTACGCTCCCGACCGGATATCTGGAGATGATCGACTTCTACGAGACCGGGTCTGGTGGGCGGACACTGAGCTACCTCAATCCCGGTCAGTTCTGGTCGCTCGAATCGTCGCGCTCAGGCACGGCGCAGCCGAAGTATTACACGATCATCGGCGACGAGATCCTGCTCAGCCCGATTCCGGGGAGCCCCGGTCGCAACTACCAGCTCCACTTCTACCAGGAGTTGACGGGGCTCAGTACGAGCAACACGACGAACGCTCTTCTGTCGAAGGCTCCCGACCTCTACCTGTACGCGACGCTGCTCGAAGCGCAGCCGTACCTTGCCGACCAGGAACGAGCGATCGAGTTCGCTGCGCTCTATGACAGGGCGAAGGAGTCGCTGATCGCGTCCGATGTCCGGTCGAAGCTGCGGCCCGGCGCTCGCATGAAGACCGGCGGTAACCCGATGGCCGATGGGAACTTCCGCGTAGCCTGATGCCCCAGTACGAACTCGGACAATGGCTCCCTGATCTGCCGGTAGTCTCTCTGCCGGGGTTGCGTCTCTGCTCGAACGCGATCCCGACCGCGCGAGGCTACCGGCCGTTCCCCTCTCCTGGGCTCGTTTCAGGGAAGAGTGCGCTCGCGTCCGAGTGCCGGGGGGCTTTCTCAGGCGAGTCCGAGAACGGGACGCAGTTCATCGTCGCGGGCACCGACAGCAACAGCTCGAATCCCAAGCTCTACTTTGTGTTCGGAAGTACGGTTGACTGGCTGGACGCCACGCCTGCCACTGCGCTTTCGACAATCGACACGACGGCGAAGTGGGACTTCGATCAGTACGGTAACGAGGTATTCGCGGTCGCGAAGGGCGTCGATCCGCAATACGTCGATGTCACGAACGATCCCGGCCCGACGAACAGGTTTGCGGACCTTCCGTCGGGCGCGTCGCAGGCGACAACGTGTGCGGTCTTCAAGAACTTCCTGATCCTTGGGAACCTTGTGGGCCGGGGGTCGAACGCGAGCGCGATCGGTACGCGCGGCAACGCACTGCACTGGAGTGCGGTCGGGAACATGACCGGTACGGACTCGTGGCCGACCGTGGGTACTGCGACGGCCTCGGACGTGCAGTCCGATTGGCAACTCCTCGATGGTGCGGGCGGCTCGGTCACGCAGATCAAGCCGGGTGGCGAGTATTGCGCGGTCTTCCAGGAGCGGGCGACGTGGCGCATGGATTACATCGGCGCTCCGAACGTCTTCTCGTTCCGACTGATCGAGTCGTCGATCGGATGCTCAGTGCCTCGTTCGGCGATCTCGGTCAACAACGTCGTCTACTTCCTGTCCAATCAGGGGTTCATGGCGTTTGATGGGTCTGGAGTTCGGAGCATCGGGACGCAGCGCGTCGATCGGACGTTCCTTGATCAGTTTGATCGAGTGAACTCAGAGAATGTGTTCGCCGCCCACTCGCCCGAGAGCCAGTGCGTGTTCTGGGGCCTCTCGGATGGCTCCGGCTACCCGCAGACGCTCTACGGATACCAGTACGAGCGAGACCAGTGGTTCACCGTCTCCTCTGCCGGACTCCGGCTCCAGGCGATATTCCAGGCGCTTGAGCCGAATGTCGATGGTCAGCTCGACTACCCGCCCTACAGCACGCAGAACATGGATACGGGATCGGATCTCGCCGTGGCGGATCTCGACCGCCTGGGCTTGACGCAAGGACGCACCGTCCTCGGCTACTTCGACCAGAGCAACAAGCTGGGCATGTTCTCAGGCTTCGATACGCCGATGCAAATGAGTTTCCAGACGGGCGACTTCGAGATGCCCGACACCAACAGGGCGGTCTTGAATTACATCAGACCCATTCATGATGGTGGGTCGATGACGGTGCTGGCATCGGGGCGCAATACGATGTCCGAGTCCGACTCGTACAAGCTATTGCGCGACGCAAAGTCGAATGGCGTCTTCCTCCCCTCGCCGGGCGCTCGCGTGGGGGGACGGTACCTGTCCGCCGTGCTTGCGACGAACGCGGGCGAGCCGGCAGAGAACGTCTACGGATTCGACGCCGATATCAGGCTGGGAGCGGCGAAGCGTTGATCACCATCGGCACAGATCCCGCACCCGAGACCTTCAACGATGAGAAGGCGCATCGTGCAATGATCGCTCGCCACTCGAAGTCTGTGGCGGACGCGATCAAAGACCTCTATCCGATTGTCTGGGTAGGGACTAGCACCACTACAGCAAACAGCTCTATCACAGCCGTTTCGGCCCCTGGAGTGATAGCGGGTGACCTGATCTTCGTTACTCCGCGCAATACGGTCGCAGCCGAAATGCAATCGACCTCTCCCGGCGTCGCTGCAGTCTCTTCAGCCGACACAATCAATCTCGTTCATGCGTCTCAATCAACTGTGGGTCAATTCCAGATCATGGCGGTGCGGACATGAGCGCAGCAGTCCCCATCCTGTCCACCGTTAAGGTTACGGCGCTCACCAAGGATCAGGCGCTGGCGCACTGGCCGGTTGTCGGCCCGATGCTCGAGAAGGCTATCCCGCACGCTTGTGGCCGGATCACTCTTGAGGACGTTCGCCAGGCGGTCGAGGACGAGATGGCGATGGTCATCATCGTCTGGGATCCGCAGAAAAGCGCCGTCTACATGGCATTCAGTGCGGAGTCTGAGGTCTACAAGACCGGGGTCAGGTGCATGAACCTCAACCTCGCTGGCGGCGACTCTGTCGAGCTCTGGTCTCACCTCTGGCCTGAGCTGAAGCGGATGGCGAAGACGATGGGCTTCAACCAGATCGAGTTGACGGGCCGACCCGGATGGGGGCGCGTCCTCGGACTCCGCGAAACATCTCGAACATTCATCGAGGACTTGTAAATGGCAACGCAGCAAGAGAGCAAGAGCAAGACCCGGATCAACCCGTTGCTGCGCGAGCAGGGAGAGTTCGCGGTACAGCAGGCGCGCAGCTTCTACGACCAGATGGTCGGGAACAGGCCGTCCACTTACGTCGGCATCTCTCCCGAGCGTCAGCAGGCGCTCGACATGGTGCTTGCCCAGGCCCGAGGTGGCGGCTCCGGCGTCGCGCAGACGGCGCTCGACGAATACAACAAGACGATGTCAGGTCAGTACCTGAACGACAACCCGTACCTCGACCAGATCGTGAACCGTTCAGTCTCTGCTGCCGGCGCAGCTCCGATCTCGCAGGCCATGATGGCGGGGCGTTTCGGGGGCGGCACGATGGCGAACGCGATGGCCGACGCGATGCAAAGCACCGCAGCCAACCTGTATGGGCAGAACTACCAGCAGGAGCGCGACCGAATGATGGCGATGCTCGATCGGTCTGGTCAGGTAGACGATCTCCAGTACGCGGACGCGCAGAAGATCGGGCAGGTCGGTCAGCAGTTCGAGCAGGATCAGGCCGCGCAGGTGCAGGAGCAACTCAACCAATACAACGCGGACGCGCAGACGTTGCAGACCTTCCTGAGCTTGCTGCAGGGCAACCCGCTGATGGGCGAGGTCACGACGACGATGTCGGCAAGCACGCTCGATCCGATGAAGATTGCCTCCGGTGCCGCCGGCGGCCTCGCGATGCTCTAGGGGGGGCTTCAGATGGCAAGCTACACAGGTCCGAATTCCGGCGGTTTCAACCTCGCGGAGTATTTCTCTCAGCCGAGCTTGATGGGCAACCAGGGCTCGATCTCTTCTCCGAGCATGGACTCGGTGATGGGGCAGTCGGTGCTGTCCGCTCCGCCTGCGATGGCGAGCGATCCGACGCAGTATGCGGTGCAACAGTCGGTGAGCCGGAAGCCCATGCCGATCCCTCCGCTCTCGACGCCGCCCGCTCCCGCTCAGCCGTCTCCCGCTCAGCCGTCTCCCGCTCAGCCGGCCCCCGCCTACGGCTGGGACCAGTTGGACGCCATGCTCGGCGACATGGAGCCCTACAGAGCAAGCGCGCCCGGCCTGGGCGATCAGATCGGCGCAGCGGTCGGAACGGGGCTTGGCGCTCTCGCGCAGCCCATCGAAATGCTGATGAGTCCGGTCACCGGCCTGCTCGAGACGCTGGGTGCAAGCCCGCTCGGTCAGTTCGGTTCGGGGTTCGCTCAAGGGGTTGGCAACTACGACTACGGCGGGTTCGGGCTCCAGCCTGGACAGAACCAGCCCATGACGCAGTTGGACCCGGTCGCCATCCAGGCGGAGATTGATCGATTGCAGGCTCTGCTGGCGCAGGGTGGAGGTATGCCGTGAGCATCTACGACCTCGCCCGTCAACTGAACCCTGCGGTCTCAAGCCTGACAGACGGCGTGAAGGGGATCGTCTCGCTGCCGGTCGGCCTTGCCCAGCAGGCGGCGAGCATCCCGCTCGGAATCGCAGAGCAGGTGGCGACTCCCATCGTCAATATTCCGCAGCAGTACCCGAACCTGACGAGGATGGTGGGTGGCCTCGCTCGGGTCGGCATGGGTCTCGGCGGCGACCCCTTGGCCGCGACCAAGCTGGACTACTACAACGCGCTCGGGAGCGCAGCGCAGCAGGATGCGATGCAGGACGCGCGGCTCCGGCAGGCGTACTCGAGGATCCAGCAGCAGCTACCTGACTTCGATCCCAGCGACCCGGTCCAGCACCAGGTGGCGATGTCCATCATCGGGAACGTCGCGGGTCTCGAGGCGATGCAGGATTTCCATTCCGAGTTCGATCCGAACATAGAACGCGACCGGCTGATAGAGATGGGGAAATACACGGCGGCTCTTCGAGACGACGTGGCGAAGGAGTACGACACGCTCCAGCAGGTCGAGGCGGCGTACCGGACGATCGTGAGCGCCTCAGATACCTATGTCGGTCCAGTCGCAATGGTGAAGCAGTTTGAGAAGATGCTTGACCCGACCGGCTCCGTTCGCGACGGCGACTATCGAATGCTCGCACAGGCTGGCGGCATGCAGGCATGGGTAGTCTCTGCTCTCAATGATCTCAAGAGCGGCGCTCCGCTCAACCCGGACCTCAGAGAATCGCTGCAATCAGAGGCGACGAAGTTCTACAACAACCGGCTGCGCGCAGCGGGCAAGCGATACGACGCATTCGAGAGCTACGGGCAGGCCACGGGATTGTACGAGGGCTCCGAGTTTGACGATCTGTTCGGCGGCTACAGGCCGGGCGCTCCGATCGCGACGGGAATTTCAGGCGACATCGATCGGTACGAACACCGACCTGTCCCTGAAGAGGCGCTCGATCTGATCCAACAGTCCGGGCTCCCCTATGACACGCAGGCAGTCTGGGACAAGAAAAACAACCGCTGGCAGTTCTACTTTGAAGACCAGAGCCAGCCGGGCGGCGTCAATCTCGAATACTTTGGGAAGTAGGAAGCGCCAATGGAACTCTTTAAGAATGGGGAGAAGGTCGAGCGGCGCGCCGAAGACCAGATCCGACCGACTCAGGGCGGGCCGAGTTACATCGGGAACCCCTTCATCCCGAAGACGATTGAGCGCGCAGCTCCGCCGGACACCGCCGAGCTCCAGATGGTCCGCACGCCGAATAGCCAGAAAGTCAACGCCATGCGGTACGGCTTGTCTCAGGTCGATGCGGGCCTGGCCGGCATGGCCGACCTGGTCGCTCGCGGAGCCGACTGGCTCTATCCGGGCGACGAGGTCACCGGGATCGAGAACCCGTACCTGCAGTTCATGACTCCCGAAGCGTCGGAGGCCCGACGTGAATCTTTCTATGGCGTTCCCCCCGGATACGAGCCGACCGGGCAGCTTGAGAAGCTGATCAATGTTGGCACCCAGGGTGCCGGCATGACTGCGGCAGGAGGCATGGGCCTTGGCCCTTTCCGAGCGATTCCGGCCGGCATCAAGGGTGGGCTGGCGGCGTATCGAAGGGGCTTGACGAGCGACTACGCGCGAAACGCTGCCGGTCTTCTGGCGTCAAACACCGCGGGCGTCGGGATCAGCGAGGGGCTCCAGGACGCGGGGGTGGACAGCCTGCCGCTCGAGATCGGCCTCTCGATGATGGGCGGGATGGGGGCTGATTCGATCGCTCGCAGAGGCGTCAGGCGCGTCCAGGGGCGCAAGGGGTCAAAGGCGCGGCGCGATGCGATCAGCAACCTGCCGGACGAGCTGAAGCCGGTAGACACCCCGCTCTCGATGGGTCCGAACCCGCCGCTTGGACGCCTCGTAGACGCGCTCAGGTCGCGTTTTCGGGCTCGTATTCAGGACGGTGCATATACCGAGGGCAACCTTGTCGATTCGCGCGACAGGGTCATGGAGGCCCTCTTCGGGCGTCTCGAACTCCTGACCGACGCCGACATCGAGACCGCGCTGGCGCAGCAGGGGATGCAGGCCGCAGAGAATCTGAAGCGGCAGAAGCGCATCCAGGACGACATCCTCGCCGAGATCCAGCACTTCGCGGACCTCTATGAGCAGGGCCGACCGGTGCCGAGCCTCTATGGCATCCTCGCAGGTGCCGGGCTCTCGAACACCGACCAGGGCTCGCTGGCGAGGCTGATGGCGCAGGGGCCGTTCGTCCAGGAGTTGCAGGCGGCGAATGCGCGAACGCTGGACGACGTTGCGGGCCGCGTCCGGGAGATGGTGCCCGAGGGCGCAACCGGGACGCCGCAGGCTATTCGCGAGGCAGGCGTCGCTGCAGAGGTTGCAGCGCGCGAGACCGCCCGAGCGCCCTTCGAGCGTCCCGAGCCGGGTGTTCCTTCGAGAGTGAGTCAGATCCTCAGAGGAGACGGGAGGATCCCGACCGAGGCCCTGCGAGTTCGCGAGTCAAGCATCCAGCGAGCCTTCGAGGGCGCGCGGGAAGCCGCAGAGATGGGTGGGGCCTATGAGCGGGTTCTGAAGCCCGCCTATCGGGAGCTGGAGGACTGGCTCAGCAACCCGCGCACGCTCGACGAGACTGGGATGGTTTCGCTTGAGGATTTCTACCAGTTCAGGCGCAGGCTCCAGGGGATGCGGAACGCCCCGAACACCGACGACGAACTCCGAGCGTATCTGGGCACGCTGGTGCCGCGATTGGATCGCATGGTCATGCGCCGTCTGCGGCATCGAGACAACTCGCTGTACGAAGAATTGACCTCGTACAACGCCGGCTATTCCGAGACGATGGACAACTACGCAAAGTCCAGGCCGAGGACGATCGAGTCATCAACAGATGCGACTCGGCAGATGAAGGCCGATGTCGCGAACGCCTTGATCAACCCGCAGAGCTCGGCCTCGGAGTCCGCGTCCCTGCTCAGTACGGCCCGCCGGCTAGACACGCTCTCCGGCCTCTACGGACCAAAAGCAGTCGCAGACCAGGTGCGGGTCGTGATGAATGACAACCCCGCGCGGCTGGCAGAGGTCGAGGCTTCGCTCCTGAACAGAATCATGGAATCTGCTTCTGATCCGGCCTCGACTGCTCGTCGGATAACCAAAGCGCAGGAGATGGTCGAGGGTCCGAGCTTCTCCGAGGACGAGGGCCGGATGATGGCGCT